GATGAGCCTACAGGAGCAAGGATGCTTTTACATAGCACTAAGCATTTTAAACGAATAACAGGAAATGAATATTATGAATGAAGGAGAAATAAAATAAAATGAATAAAAAAGAAATAATAACAAAGTTCTACTACGAACACCCACAAGCAGAGGATAGAATACATGAAAGTTAAACAAGCAATAAATATGTTAAAAGATTATGATGAAAATGAAGAAATCTTTTTAATGTATTGGAGTAAAGATGTATTTGAAGATTCTATGGAAATAACAAATAAAGAATGGAAAAAAATAATATTATTATTAGATGAATACAGTTTTGATAATTTTAGTTATGATTTAGTTGATGCTATTGAAACTGAATTAGAAGAAATGAGGAAAATAAATAATGACTAAAAAACAGTGGTTAAATCAAACAGTAATGTGCGATGAATGGGGAAGACCCCCATCATTGGCAGATGTACCTATGCACTATATGAGCAGAGAAGAATCGTTCAAAAAGAAAAGATTGAATGATACTGACATAATCGAACTATATAAACAATTTAAGGAAACATGGAATGATAACTGAATTTACATATACACAGGCAAAAGCAATAATTAATGAAATAGGCAGATTTGAATTTGAATACTATAAAGATGGTAAGCATGAAGAACATTATATGCTTACTGTAATAAAACCAGTTAATGGTGAAAAATATGAATCTTATGCAATAGGAACAAAAGAAGAAGCAGATAATGCATGGGAAGAATCTCTTGATAGCTATATTGATCAATGTATTATACCAGAATTACCAGAACACTTTACAAATTATTTTAATGAAGAAAGATGGAAAGATGATGCGAAAATGGATGGAAGAGGACATTCGTTAAGTAGTTATGATGGATGCGAAATGGATATAGCTGATTTAGTAATGTTTAGAATTAATTAAAAAGGAGTAAACAATGGACAAAAAAGAAAAGGCTATAATAACAGAAAAAGATTTTATGGCATATGAAAAAATTAGAAATTTAGGAGCTTTTAATATGTTGTCACCTGAAGCAAGGGAAATGACGGGATTAGACTATGATACATATGTAGAATTAGTGTCTAACTATAGTAATCTTGCTAAAAAATATTTAAATAGAAAAGATGATGATAGAAAATTTGGAGAATATTAATATGTTTAATAATAAAAAATATGTTTTAGTATCTTTATTTATATTATTTATTTGGGTTCTAATAGAAATAATTAGATATGAACTCAGTTAACAATAAAAATAAATATAAAAAAATCACAGGACATGCAATAGTAAAAATTAGTGGTAAAGAATTATCATTAATAGTAAATTCAATTAAAACAATAATCAATAACTTACAAAGTTTAAACAACCAAAATATTGCCGAATACAGTCAGATATTAAATAACTTTGAGAACATAAAGGCTGAATATGACAAAAAAGAAAAAGCGATTAACATTGCTAAAAAACTTAGAAGAAAATGATATATTTTCATCCAATCTTAATCCTGAATTTAAAGGATATGTAATTAAACATTCTCCTATGGGTACTAAAGTACAATTTATTAGTTGCCCAGATTATGCAGAAACAAATGACGATAACTCACCGCTTAAATTAAAAGAATTTTATTTAAGAAAACCTATGTTGATAGGGTCTGATATGGAAGTAAATAAAATAAACTTAGAAAAAGAAAAATAATATGGATAAAATTAAAAAAGAATTAAAAAACAATTTAGAAAAACAGATGTCTGATTTAATAAAAATAGTTAATATATTAGCTAATAAAATAGATGAACATGATGTAGATATTAAAAAACTTAAAAACAGACTAGGTATTTAAAATTTAAGCATTTAGTTACTGTTATTACAAAATAGTAGTTATACACTATTTTACTATAAAACCTCTGTTAACATAGTAAATAGCTCGAAATAAAGGTATTATAGTATTACAATGCTTATCTAAAAACAAAAAAAAGGAGAAAACAAACAATGATAGAATCAACAATGTTCCCAGTAAGAGAAATACCAGTGCCATACCCTAATTATACTATTAAAGGAGACAATGTATGCACTTGGGATAATAATAAAGAAACAGGTCACAAGCTAATTATTAGAGAAGATACTAATGAAGTAATTAGTTGTGTTACAAAGAAATATAATTTAGTAACTAATCAAGAAATAATCAATAAAGCCACTCCTATATTAAAAAAATATGAAGCTAAATTGCAAGAATGTAAGACATTCGCAAATGGGGCACGAACACAGTGGACTTGGAGATTACCTTCAAATAAACTAACAGTGACTACTGGAGATGTAATAAACCCACAAATTATTATTAAAAACAGCTATGATGCAAGCACGCAAGTAGGAATACTAGGTGGTATATTTAGATTAGTATGTAGTAATGGAATGGTTGTTGGAGATATATATGGCAAACATAACTCTAGACACACTATTTGGAACTCATCATTAAATAATGGTTGGATTCCTAACAGAGTTGAAAAAACTTGTAAATCAATATCTGAACATCTTACTTCTGATTTAAGTTTACTAAGAGATACTAAAATAAATAATAAAGATATCCCTAAAGTAATTAAACAATTACCTGAAAAAGGAGTAACTGAAATAGTAAATTACCTAGCTAACGATAAACCTGAAACATATTGGGAATTATTAAACGCAGCTACATTTGTGTTTACACATCATCTTAACAGAGATAATGAAACTACGCATATAAATGAAGCTAGGGTTTATAGCCAAATACTTAATATGGCTAAAACAGTTACAATGGCATAGATACATAATGGTACAATCACAGTTATTAAATTGCCCCGTAGTAATACCTTATTATGGGGGGAAGTTTGAGTTAAGCAGACGGCTAGTGCCTATGCTTCCTCCTCATAATAGATATATTGAAGTATTTGCAGGCGGTTTGTCAATGTTTTTTAGAAAAAAGAAAGTAAAAGATAATATAGTAAACGATATTGACAATGATATTGTAAATCTTTATATATCAGTATTAGAAGACTTTGATAGTTTTATTAAATATATTAAATTGTTACCTCGGTCTAGATACTTATTTGATCAATATAAATCTAAGATTCATAAAGCAAAGGAGATTAAAATACCCGACTACAAAAGAGCCGCAATGTACTATTATGTTATAAGAAATGCTTTTAATAAAAATCCTTATAATATACTATCTATAGGAGGTAATTCTAATTGGAAAAACAAGTTGTTAGAAGAAATTGTATTATCAAAATCTAAATTAGACGGAGTATTAATTGAAAACATGGATTTTAGAAAACTTATAGAAAAACACCATCCTACTAAAGGTGATTTATGGTATTTAGACCCTCCATATGTAATAGCAAGCGAACGTAAAGACTATTATATGCATACATTTACAATGCCAGACCATATAAAGGTTAAAGAAATATGTGATGATATTGATAAAGCAGGAGCTGAATTTATGGTTAGCTATGACGATAGAGACGAAATTAAAGACATGTTTAAAGATTACAACATAAAGGAGTTAAAAACTATATATGCAAGTAGTTCAAATAAAAAAAGTAGAAATGAGCTGGTTATTATGAATTATGTACCAAATGGATGTCAAGAAGTATTATTTTAATATAGAAGGGAACCACGCATGTTAAAAGAGCCAACAATGCAATCAAACAATAAAGAGGCTGAAAACGCAGTATTAGGTGCAATATTAAAGGGAGGGACAGAATCTTTTGAACAGGCTTCAGAATGGATAAAGAATAAAAGAGCTTTTTATTATAGATTTAATAGTAAAATATGGGATGCTATGGATCACTTATACAAAGCTAAAGACCCTATAGACACAGTCACCTTAGTTGACATGGTTAAAAAGACGGTAGATAATTATAATAACGATACTGCATATTATATAACAACATTATATGAGGAATGTCCCTTTAAACAAAATATAGTAAGTTACTCTAAGATAGTTTGGGAAAAGTTTATTAGACGTGAAGCACAAAGAAGCGCCCAAATATTAGAAAAAATAGCTGCTGATGATACTAAAGAATTAAGTGTAGTTTTACATAAACACGCTAAACTGGCAGATGAAATAGACAGATTGCAACCTAAACGTAATGAAAATATAGAAACTATTGTAGACAAAACAATAGGCTCTATTAAATCAGGAAACACTATTATACCATTTGGACTTAGATATTTAGATGCACCTGCTGGAGGAATGACTAAAGGAGAGATAACTGTTATAGGCGGAAGACCAGGTCACGGTAAGTCAACATTAATGATTAATATCGTTAGAAGCTTAGTAAATCAAGAATACAATGTATTATTATTTAATAGAGAAATGTCTAATAGTGAAATGATGAAAAAGATTATAATAATGGAAAGTGAACATCTTAAATATGATAAAATTAGAAAACACGAATTAAATGGAGAAGCTAAGCACTTATCCAAAATACGTAATAAAATTATTAATAAATATGAAACATTAACAATGTTTGATAATGTTAGAACTTTAGAAGACAGTATCTCTGAAGTACGTAAACATAAACCTGATGTTATATTAGATGATTATATTCAACTAATTGATATGGGAAACCCTGGGGATGGAAGAAGATTTCAGATAGAACGTATAATGTATGAATATAAATGGTTAGCTAAGCAAATTGGATGTAGTGTAATATTGATTAGTCAACTAAACAGGGAGATTGAGCGTAGAGACGACCCTATCCCTAAAATGTCTGACTATTCAGAATCAGGAGTTATTGAGCAAACTGCAGAATCCGCATTGTTTGTTTATTATCCATATGCAGTTGATCCTTCTATTGAAGATGTATATGAATCTAGAATTATATCAGCTAAATCAAGATACGGTACTATATCGAGGTTTAACATAGGATACAATGGTAATAAATGTAGATTTTATGATACCGCTAGAGAAGCAAGGGATAAAGACGGCAAAGATGCTAAACCTTGGTAAATATATGTTGCCAAATATTACAATTTCTAATAATTTTACTGAAGAATGTGGAATGTGTTCCACAGATATACTTAAAAAGAAACACTATACATATATTTCACCATTAAGCATGTCTAAATTAGAAATATGTAATGATTGTGCATTAAGAGAATACTATGGTACTAAAAAAAGAAATGCTAAAAGATATGAAAAAGACTTAGATAATGACGAGTTATTTAAACGTAAATTCTCATTAAATAAAGATAAACAATTTAAAAAAGGCACAGTTATAAAAAGAAATGAATCCGAAATTAATGAAAACAATCCAGATGTATGGTGGGACAGTTGGTAATCATAGGTATTGACCCAGGCAAAAATGGGGGAATCTCTGCTTATGATGGAGAGAATATACTATTTTGTAAAGCATGCCCAGATACACCTAGAAAAATGTATTTATACATTAAAAAAATACTTGAAATATGTAAAAAGAATAAAATACACAAAAGTAAAGTATTAGTTTATATCGAACATGTACATGCTTTCCCAACAGACTCAACCCCTAGTGCCTTTAAATTTGGAACTAACTTTGGTATGTGGCTAGGAGTAATAAACTCTAACAATCTAAAAACAAAACAAGTCATCCCTAGAATATGGATGAAGCACTTTGGCGATCTACCTAAAGTAAAGTATGAAAGAAAAAAGCTGTTAAAAGAAATAGCACAAGATATGTTTGAAGAAATAAAAATTACATTAAAAACCGCAGATGCAATATTAATAACAAAATATGGATATGAATTTGAGGCGGAGCAGGATTAGTAGTAAAAACAGTTTGTTTTCCAACATAATTGGGGACTCCTTTCTATTCACGTTTTTACTAGGTTACCTGTTCCGCTTTAATTATAATTAATAAAAAAAGGAGACAGTGTGAGCAAATCATCTATTGAAATGATTGAAGAAGTATTAAAAACAAATTTAAAAATGGTTGAAATTGTTAAATCACAAAACAAAGAAGAACAGTCAATAACAGTTTATTTAGTATGTAAAAGTTTAAACGAAATGTCTGGGAATATTATTAATATGTATAGTTTTATTAAAAGTTAAATACCCTGTGTTAAAGACTCTAATGCTTTCTGTAACTCAGGTGTTAAAATAGATTGAGTCGCCTTCTTAGCTTTCTTTTGTATTTTTTTAGATTCAGCAGTTGGGTATAATCCAAGTTCTTGATGCCAAGCCCATCCAATTCTACCTTTTTGAAGCTGAGGTATATGCCTACCAACCGCTCTTCCAGCAAAAGTATTTAATAATCTAATTTTTCTTGCCAAGTCTTTAGACGGGTCTGATTCATATCTTTTTTCAAGACCACCAATAAGGTTTAATATTGAATCATCGTCTAAGTTAATTAAATCAAGCATTACTCCAAGGTCAAGTAAATCTGACATAATTGGCCCCCCAAATGTAGAGATTATTGGCCCTTTACCATAAAAGGCTTCTTCAATTTCCTCTTCATCACCAGTCATTGCAATGGCAAATTGTTTTATTCTTGTTGCAGAATCATGTTCTATTAAATTAGAGAAATCTAGACCAGTCAAAGCAGAAGCTATTACAGGAGCTCCAAAATATGCAATAGCGAGCCTATATGCTTTAGATAATCCTTGAGCATCTTGGCCTGGCAAGAGCTTACCAGATTTAACATCATGCTTAGCTTCTCTCATTATTCTCATATTACGTTCAAAAAACTCAAAACTATAATGTTGGAACTGTCCTAAAAACTTACCAACCTTAGTCCTCAATAACCTACTTTTTGAATATTCTGCATAATCAAAATGATTCAATATAACCATATTAACTGCATACTTACGGGACTTATTTTTTATAATATTCTGTATTTGTTTTTCACTATATTTAGAATTCTTTTTTATTAAAGTTTCTCTATATTTTGGCCCATCTAACCAATCATACATTTGTGCAAACGCTACTTTAAACGTATGTCTACGATTGCTATTCTCAGCTTTTCTATGTAAAAATGATGCTTTGCCAGCAGCCCATCCCATTTTATCTGCAGCTTTTTCTATATAACTTTTTTTAACAAACTCATATTTGCCCGTTTGCTCATTATATTGTTGTCTTTTAAATGTAGAAGCTGGTGCGGATAATTGACTTTCCATTAACTGTGGAGACACATCTTCATATAACAACCCAACTTTTTTAAACTGTTCATCTATCGAAGATTCACTAATATTCAATCTATCAATAATTTGTTTAGACCTTCTTACTTGAGCTGGCCCCCACTCTACATAATCAAGCAATCGCTGTGTCCAGTTTCTTACGGCACCTCGGGGATTTATTCCCAACTTAGATATAAACTCAAAAGCAAGAACCGTCCTCATCAAATCTCTTGTTTTGGGGGAAACACTTGCATCACCATTAGTTGCCGTATGCAAATTTTCTACATAATTAACCAAAGATTGACCATATCCCTTTGCATCACCATCTGTTTTATATATTTTCTCAATAGAAGTAAGTCCATCTATCATGTGCTTATCCATAAATGCAGTATAGTTGAACCTATTTACATCATAAATATAGTTAGTAATAGAATTAAGAAAGTTTTTACTATATTGATAATCTTCACCCCTGTGCTTTACATGACCATCGACATAAGAAGACATGGAATCTATAATTTGTGTTATAGTTCTACCTTTTTTATTTTTAGTATATGGATTAGAAGAGGTATGTATTTCATCGAAATATGGCATTAAACCATCCATAAAATCTATATGCAAATCTCTTGTATAATGTGGGAAAAACCCAGTCTCATAAGATGGCATAAGTTTAGAACGAAGTTTATCTTGAAGATTCTTTATTTTTTGATTCCCAAGTTTACTACCAGTACTTGACTCTATCCGAGAAACAATACTATCAATACGGGCATCTACACCATTTCTCAACCTTGAATATAATCCATCCATTAATGTTTTGTATGTAAGAAGAGCCTTATACATATCGCTTGAAATCGGTGAGCCATCTGGAAGAACCGCAGAGACCAAATCGTTCGGATAAAGTTTAACGCTATCTTCTCCATTCCTAATTTTATCCTGTTGTTTCTTTGGAAGAGAATTAAACTTATCTTGCTCTATCTTTGGTAAACCACTTGTCCAGACTGTTTTTCCATTAACTTCCTTAGAAGTCCCTTCTACGATATACAATAAATCATCATATACTTTTAAATATGTATCACTTACAAGAGAATCCATCTTCATTCGTATTTTAGAAATAGAATCAACATTTGGAACTTCACCATTTTGATATTTTATAATTTCACCTTGAAGAGAATCGTCAAGTTTTTGTAATTCTTTTTGTGCTTTTCCTCTTCTTAATCCATTTTTTGTTACTATACCCCGAGTTAAAGACTCATCCTCAAGACTTTTAAGCATTTCCATCATTAAATGTTTATCATGTGTTTCATGTGACCTAAAATAGAAATTAGATAACTGCATATTACGAAGAACATAACCAACAACTGGGTCTTTCTTACCATAATGTGAGGTCTGCCAGAATGTTATTGCAAACTTATTGTCTAAAGTACCATTATCAATCAATTTGTTTAATTCCTTAAGTCTATACTTAAATGAATTTAGCTGCCCTTTAGTTATATCTATATCACGAGAGCTAATTTCATCTAATCCCATTAAAAACTCAGTCTCAACCATTCTAAAGGCAGCTTCATAAGGATTCCTAAACGTAGCTTTTGCCTTTTTGGAATTAGACCAGGTTATTATCTCATCGCCAAGTTTTTTAGCATTAATTAAACATTTTCCAGTAGCAGCCATCTATGATCCTCCACAATTTTCTATGTATTTTTTTATAGATTCTTCACTTTTTTCAGTTTTGTATCTAAATAAGTCTTCAGCAGATTCCAATTCATTAGAAATCCTTACAACCTCTTTTAATTTCTTAATATTATATTGTAAATTAGGCTCAAGGCTTCTTCCACTAAAGAACCCATCACCCGATTTCCCACCGTTAAGTATATAAATTGGATTATTCTTTATTCTGCTAATAAGGACACTGTTCCCGTCTTCCATTACACCGCTTGTAAGGACATCACTTACCATCGCTTTCAAATCTTTTTCTATTGTAGCCCTTGTTGCTAAATACTCTATCGGATTAATTACCCTATTGCTAATCATATCAGACTTTAATCCATTCATAGTATCCATATACTTTTTAAACTCATCAGTCCTACCAGCAAGCTCCATTATATCACTATAAAAACTAAGATAATTATCATTTATTGGTTTAAAACCTGCACCTGTTCTACTTGTACCACGAGCCCATTTAATACTATCAAAATCGCCAAGAACACGGCTAAGGCTCTCACCAAAATTAGGTATTCGTATATTCTCAATGGAGAACCTAAGACCATCACCTATGTCAACAGTAAAATCTGGGTCTGTAAGATTTCTCATATCAAACTTATTATCCATAAATCTTCTTTGATTGGCTTCTGTAATTTGAAGCATTTTCAATAAACTCTTAGATTCAGAAGCTAATGTACTCATGGGAGTTATTCTGCTATCATCATAAGACCTCTCATTAGCCATCTTTGTAAGAAATTGGTATCCCCTTTTATATCTGCCAGTTTTACCATAAGGCATAGGAATCAACTGCCCATCCTTAATACCTATATTAAATGGATTTCTTGGTGAGTTCATAAACTCTAATATAAATGCGGGGCCGCCATGGTCAGCCCATCCTTTTTTCAACATTTCATTTTCTATTTCATAAAACATTGTTAAATCTGACATATTTCTCATAAAGTCTAATTCTGCTCTTCCTAATACAGACTTTTCATCGTACTTGCGTATTTCTCCAAGATTAGTGTAGTTACCATAAAACATTTTTCTAACATCTTTTATAGATTGCAAAAACTTCCGATTAGCTTCATCCAAATTACCAGATGATTTCATCAAGTTATCAATAACATAATTTTGGACTATACCTTCTTTAACCTCACGACCCTCGACTGGGGTAAATGTAAACCTTGTTAAATCTTTAGATTTGTAAGTTTCCCAATATTTATCAGGAGCAAGCTCTCTAACTCTATCATTCACAGTATTTTTAGTTTCTCGAATTTTACCAATAATAGCCTTCTTAGCCTTATATGAAAGATTGCTATTATTTTCTGTCATAATTTCATTCTTATTCAGCTTGGCAATGTAATAAGCCGCTGAATTATAATCACCAATAGTCTTCATTATATTGTTCTGCATAGCATCAACAGAACCAGAATACTCACTAATCTCACCAGACATTAACTGTTGATACCAAGAGTCCATCTGTCCAGTCATTATGTTAGTTACACTACTATTACTAAGAACACTTTTAACGTCTCTGCTTTCAAATACATCAGCTTCCCATAATGGCCTTAAAGACCTCTCTAATACACTACCACGTTCACCCATATATATAGCATTTGCATTGCCCCTTATATTCACACCAGAACCATCAAACATATCAGATGTCGGAATATATTGTTTCTTTTCCTTCTTGCCCTTCATGTAAGTCTTAGACTTTGGATTAAACATTGCTTTAAACTGTTCATTATTATAATAAGGTTTCCCACCTTTATCCTTTCTCCACCTAAGCTTATAATATAACGATGAGCTTAAATCTTTATTAAAATTAAAAAACTCATCAGCAACAGAATACATATCTTCATACCCAAGAGACTTGTTTTCCCCACCCTTTGCAAATGTTTTCTCACCAGACACATTAAGAAGCTTACCATATTCTGACATTAATGTCTTAATCATATCTTTTTCAAGGTCTGTTAATGTTTCTTGCTCATTCCCATCTTTATCAAATTTTCTAAATATTCTAATCCTTTTAGAATTAGATTTTTTTCTTACATTCTCTCTTGAGAACCCGACACCAATCTTTTTCACTTCACCTATTGTAATACTTTCTTCTAACGTTGGAAATAAATATCTATCGCTCCAATTGCGTATATTACCCATAAGTTCAGTATTGACTCCACCAGCTAAATCAATCATATATTGAGTTTCTAAGGTACCCCTCGTATATGAATCGAGATTATCAAAATCTACAACAATCCTATATTGACCCCCCTCTGGATTGGGAGTATATAACAATACATTAGGGGATTCATCTCTACCCTCTCCTTTAAACTTATCTAATAAAGCGGGGTCTTCGGGCCCTTTTGTAGATAGGTTAGCAAGATACTGCAATTTTCTTGGTATATTCTGAACAACACCAATAGCTTTTTTAGACAAAACTGCATTAGAAGACATATCCCATATATTATCAACAATTGCCTTTGATTCCATTCCCCAGCTAAACTTTGATTCAACCTTAAATTGTGACGGGTCAACTCCTTGCACAAACATATTAGAAGTTCTACTTACATGGTCAAACATTTCTTTTGAATGTCCATAGAAATAATCGACCTTATCTGCATCATAATCACCTTCAAATATATTAACCACATCAAGGCTATTAACAATTACAGCCCTACCATAAGACTTTGGTAAAAATCCCTTTAATCCAAGTAACATCATATCATTGGGTCGAGTTCTTGGCTTCTTATTGACAATAACACCTATCTGAACACCTTTATCAATTTTTCCAACAGACTTATCATATTCAATTACATCATATAATGTGCCTAAATCAAACTCTGTTCCAATAATAACTTCCCAATCTTTCTTCCCAAACAATTCTTCACCAGTATATATCTTCTCACCATCAACAAACCTCATTTCCTTACCATCTTTAATTATGTTGGTTACAGACGTATTTCTTTCATATTCAGACATCATCATTTCGCCACGCATTTCCATCTTGCCATCTGAACCAACAATCGTAGGTTTAGCCCTATAAGAAGCATTTGGAGATTGTATCAAATAAGCCTGTCCTCCATAATTGGACTTTATACCATTCTCCAATTCAATAGAAGACCTTTTGCCGTTTAGCAATGAATTTATAAATACATTATATAGCTTATTTTTAACAATTGCATCACTATAAGACATAGGATTAGCATCTTTTGTTAATGAAGAAAAGAACGCTAAATTATTAAGATGAGAGCCACCACCAGTGGTTGGGTCTATGCCCATTCCATCCTCACCAAAAGACAATGCAATAAACTTACGCAATCTAATCGGGTCTTCCATTAAACTCTGCATACTCTCGATAGAAGTGTTTAAATCTCTCTCAAAAGACTTTCTAAAAACACGACCTGACTCTTCATTGTTCATATAATTAAAATCACCTTGAGATTCAGCTGCCGTTTTTAATACTTTATCAGAATCAGGTCTTAATCCAAGAGCGTCAATTGGAATCTTTCGTATTTTCTGAGACCCTATTTTTCTTTCAGTATTAATTCTGTTGTAAGACTGGTTTATTAAACTTGAATCAAGTCCATCTTTGGTTGTTTTCCCCTCGTTAAACATTTTCGCACCAGAAGAAGCTAGTAAAATATCAAGATCACTATTCGTTTTAAAGAATGTATCCAATGCTTCGCTATAAACAAACAATGTTTTACCCATCAATAAGGGGCCAGACCTACCACCAGAAACAATGACTGGTTTAAATGGATTTGTAGAGTTGGGATCATTACCCATCATTGCATGGCCATATCTCATCATACTTCGGCTAACAAACGCAATGCTATCAAATGATGATACTTTACCATGAGCATCAGATACCATGTTACTTAAATCCCAATCTTTGCCTTCTATTTTAAGCTCTTTTAGAACACTTTTTATTTCTTTATCAATCGTTGCATATTTAACATCATTCCAGATTGCAACTCCAAACCCATTTTGTTGAAATATCTTGCGAACAGCGTCGTAAGACTTCATATCACCAAGAGAATCTTTGTATAACGTCATAATGCTATGCAACATATTCCTGTCACTTTTAACAAAGTTTTTTGAATCATACAATTTTATACGACCCATGGCTTTATCCATATTCATTTCAGAATTAAGAAACTCTTCCAACTTCTTTATAGACTTTTTACCAGACAACATATCTGCAAACGTTAATTGGGAAAGAGCAACATTGTAATCCCAGTCGGAAGGCCTTTGTGTCTCATCCTTCATTTTATCAGATATTCTTCTTATCCTCCCCTTGACACTCTCACCGATATTATCATTCTTTAATATCTTATCTGCAAATTCAACATAAGGTTTATCTATCTTCTCTAAATGTTCTTTTGCTATGACTATTGGAGAAGTATCCCTCGACACTTGCATTAAAACCATTCCGTCTTTATGATCAAGTCCAAACGATGACTTTTTAGAAGTTATTAATCTTTGTAATATTTCCCTATGATTTCCAATAGATTCATTTTCCAATTTTGGCAAATCTCTTGACTCTCCAAATATATCAAAAAACCTTCTTTGTACACGACCATTGTACAAGTCATAAGAGACGGCATCTCTTTCCATCACAACATAAGGTAAATCCCACTCTTTATATAATGTAGATAACCTTGTTTGTTGCTGAAATGTTTCTTTTTCAGTTATTCTACTTATCTCATATTTAAATGAATTAACTCTAATAGAGGTATATTGAGAAGGAACTAATTTAACAATGTCCCTTGCTATGTCTTTCTTAAACGATAATTGCTCTAACTTCGGGATATCTGAATATTTAATCCAATCACCATCTTTTTTAATGGATATTCTCTCTAATACTTTATCAACAACTCTGCCAATGGGAGCCCCGACTTCATCAATACCAGTCTTTTCAAAACTCTCAACATCCAAGAAATCTTCTTGCAAGAAGAGCTCCTTCATTAATTTCTTCTTAATCTCTTTACTCTCTGGAGCATAATCTAATCCATCAAAATTGTATTTCTCTAAAAAATTATTAAGTCCAAATCTTAAACTTGACTCTACATCATAAGCACTGTCGTAAGCAGCTCGAGCAGCGTCTTCATGATTCTCATACATAGACTTAACATATTCGGGAGTAAATCCTTCTCTTTGAATCTTAGTGTGCAGTCTTTCTTCTAAATCTTTTGTAAAAGCTTCCATATTAACATCCCAGCCATTGGAAGACTTTTTATTATATTTTATTACACCTTGAGATATTAACCAGCTTTCAACATCCCTCGAACCGCCTTCCATTACATACTGACCAAGAGAATTACTAAAACCAGTATCAGTAGGCAATGCATTTATAAACTCTAGAAGTCTCGATTGAGCGGAAACATTTTCATCCCCTTTTTTGCTAATATCAAGTAAAACATTTATCTCATTCCCATTTATGACTTTTCTTTTTCCAGCAGTTTCAATTAATCCACCGCTTTTCTTAATCAATCCACGAACCCAAAGATTGTATTCAATAGCCTGATCTTTATATCCATGTTGGACAAAATTTTCATCAATAAGAGACATTTTAAAACCCTGAACGCCAGATTTCATATCTGTATTAAACTCAGACATCCCAGACTCAGTAATTGACATAAATGCAGATATTTCATCAACTCTAAGACCGCTTTTACCAATCTTATCTCTAAGTATGAAATTCATAGTGTCTTCATGCAACCATGGAGGCATAGACTCAATATCTAATCCATTTTTACTTAAAAATCCTAATAATTCCTCTGCCTTTTGGCTGTCAATATTAACCCTATCAACATCTTGGGACTTCTCATATCCACCAGAAATAGATTGTAACATTAATATTTTTCTTAATGACCTCTTTAATTCTGGGCCTCTCTTCTGTTGCTTTATATCTGGAGTCCCCTCTTCAAATGTAATATTTATATTATCCACACTTGTTCTCAATAAAGGCTTTTCACCAGTTACACTTGAAATTAATCCAGATTCATTCATATAACTAATTAATTCATCCCTATTGATAGTTTTTGGAGATATATCAAATATATCAGTGATTCTTTGGGCAGAACGGATAGCGACGTTTCTTCCCAGAATTGGAATATAATCATTTGCAGAGCCAACAAATGTAAAACTATCTGCGTAAGACATTTTATTTGGGAAGGAATCGTTTATTTCATTTTCAGCCCCTTCTATTTCTCTATAAATCTTTTCTATCGTGCTTAATGTTTTAATCTCTCTTACTTGTTTACCAGCTGGCATCCTTTTGGTATTTTGCATTATTGCAGAAGTAGTTGTTGATATAATACCAAATGCATCTAATTTTTCAGAAAGTTTCTCTTTTGCTAAAACTCCACTTAATATTTCACCATCAGCCCCTTTAATAAATGACAGTTCTCCTCTTCCAGCCATGTCGTATATTTCTTTAGGAATCGTAATAGAGTCTGGAACTTGATATTGAGTTTTACCAGACTTATCCAACCCCTTAACAATTCCTATTTCTTGAGCATCATCTGAAAGCCTTGCTTTCTCAATAACATCTACAAGGTTCTCCTCAAAACCCTTCGTACTCTCAACACTTAATTCGTCAAAATATCTATCATATTCATTTATTGTCTTTAAACCAGTCTCAGTCTCAAATTGTTTAACAATCTCCTTTGCATCATCTACGCTTATATTATCTTTTGACTTCATATATTTAAACTGTTTTTTCATCTTATCATATATTCTATCAAACTTCGTATTGCCTTGAACCTGTACGCTTATATCCCCTTCTCTAAGTGGTACTTCAACAAATTCACTAACATCACTACCAATGGTCTTTTCGTGGAATATTCTAATAGTTTCTTTATTCTTCTCTGGATGAATACCCCCTGTAAACCTACTTTCAACATTATTAAACGAAGGTATATCTGTTAATTGTCTCGTTTCAAATCCAAGTGTACGCAAATTATTACGCAATTGATTCATTCTTGTAGAGTTTAAATCAAACCTCGATGGATTCTTACCATGCTGTAAGAACGCACCTATAAGGAAATGTGGGAGTATATCATTTATATCTGGCTCATATCCACTAATAGCCATCTCTCCTAATGTATGTGTATTAAATAATATACCACCAAATGCCATTCTCATCCAATTCTTGCCAATATTTTCAGCGCCTTCTCTAGTAGCCCACTTTATCATTTCCCTACCAAAAACTTTTCTTTGAGATTCTAAATATTCAGATAAAACAGCCTTAGACTCTTCACCAAATACATCATCCAACTTCTTAATTAAATCGCCAGTGGCAATATTGGTTGATAATCGCTTTTCTCCCCTTGCAAAAGTAACAACCTTAGAACCACCCTCAATATTGGAAAGTGATTCACCAAAGAATTTAGCATGAGCCGATAATTGGTCTTTAGTCATTTTCTTATATGGAGATTTACCACCAAAGGCGGCTTTTAGTCCTTGCTTAAAGTCTGGATACCACTTAGAACCCTTACCAACGGGGTTCAACCATTGTATTTGTGAGAAGGCAAGACCAGTAGCGGCTCCCCAAATTGGTGCAGTCCAATCAAAATGATTATCCTCGATCATTGACACACCCTCAAATATAGTATCTATCATGCCAAACATGAGGGCATCGTTCATCGCATGACCAGCGACTCTTGCAAATACAGGATTAGACTTAGCAATACCCCTCTCTGCCATTAATCCAATAAAATCTTGTATTGGTCGTTTAGTATAATTATCACCAAACATTCTTTTAATTGCAATAGATTCTTTTTGAGTAATATTACCAAGTCTGACTGCATCGTCTGTATAATTTACTAATAAGTTCGTAGCCTTCTCGTCGAAATGTTTTGCAAAATCCTTATTTATCTGAGCCTTATGTGCAAGCTTTTTATAATGTCCTATAATTTGCTTTGATTGTTTTTTAGAAACACCCTCTTTTACACCTCTTTTCATCATACCTTTGGCAACAGCTTCAAGAGATTCAAATCCAGCTTTTCTTATAAATGGTTTAGCAACTAACCCAACTGCCTTCGCACCTATTTTTATAGGAGCCCCACCAATGAACCCAGCTAATCCACCAACAGCAGCGGCGTATTTAGCAGGAGTACTTTCAAAGTCGAGATAATCTTCTTCCTTTACAAATGCTCCAGGCACACCAAATAATGCAGTATCCATCGCAGACCACAATCCGACACCAACTGCATTTAATATAGAACTATTACTTTTTACTGTCTCTAATGGGAATATTGGAGTTCGGCCTCCACCTCTAAAATCCGCAGTCGGCCGTGCAGTCTCAGCAACGTTAAACTGATTAATCCCCCTTTTTTGTAAGATCGAATCTATTTGAGAGTCAGATACAATTGTGCCTCTACGTTCAAGCTCTTGCCTGACCCTTGTAGTTAGGTTATCTGTTGGCATATTGTTTATTCGTAAGGGATATTAGGGTCACCAAACTGTTTTAATTGACCTGAAAAATAATCATAATCTTCTAATCCGGATATTGCCTGTGGAGGAAACGGAGGTTGTGTTGTTACAGCGCCCGCCTCAGCCCCTAATAATCGTAATGCTTGACCTGTAGCCACTCTTATATTATGTTTATTTCTTTCTAATCCGCTTTCATTCATAATTTCTTGAGCTAGCGTTATTATCTTCCCTTGAGTATACTGAAATTGAGCCTCTTCTCTATTCTTTATTATCTCTTTGCGAAGGATCGACAATTCTTCTCCTAGCCGATTATACTCTTTTTCGTCAACTTGGAAACCCTGTCTCTGAAGACTAGACTGTTTAGCTCTTTCCGCCATAATGTCACGAGCCCTATTAGATTGTTCTTGGATACTTTTCGTCCAATCTCCGAATGATATAGATTCTCCAACCATATTCGTCACAGCTTCAAAGTCAAGATCGCCAGACTGACCTGATGGAATGTCATATGATATGTCTACTCTAGGTGCATATATGTCTCTCTGTATACCATACTCACCAGTACCTATTTCTGAAACTTCAGATTCTATATTAGACAATGCATCTAATGCTTGCGATATGCCACGAAAAGAGTCATATGATAAAGACTCTTCTACGTCATCATAAATTATGTCTCCATTTGATTTAACTCCACCATATAAGGCACCTAAATTAGTAAGGCCTTTAAGGAGAGACGTTTGAGACTTGGGGTCTCTTTCGGCTCCTCTCCAATAATCATACTGTTTAGATACTTTTCGGCCTAAAGTAAAAGCCATTTCTTCTCCCATTTGTTGTTGCTTAGGATTATCGCTTTCATAAAGGCTAACCATGTTGTATATATTAACAGCTTCCGCCTCCGTCATCCCTCCTAAATTTACACCTTTTCTACCAGATTTAAACTTCTCTATTTTACCTCCGTCATCCCTTTCAATAAAAGCTAAAGACCTAGTCCTTGCATATATAGAACCAGCATCTCGGCTCATAGATTCTAATGAGGCTGACCTAGCTGCTTCTATAGCCGTCATTGCATCTTCTCGCTGTCTACCCTCTTGTCTAAACTGACGTTCGGATTCATATTGTAAAGCACCTAATGCAATTTGCATTTCGCCTAATCTTGTCTGCCTTTCGGTAGATACAACGTCCCTGATAACGCTTAATACATCAGACATTCCTACATCAGCCATTTTTAACCTCCAAACATTCTTGTAATATCACTTTTCCCCCATCCTTCAGCGCGATATTCTTCTAAATCTGCTTCTAATCTTAATCGTTCTTGTTCAAGGCCAGATTGCTCTCCACCATACCATTCTTCAATACCCATTAACTTTTCACCTAAGACATCCTGCAATCCTTGAGATCCAAACCCATAGTCTTGTCTGGCCCTTCTTTTCCCCATTTGAGTCATTTGGTTGGCACTTCCTGAAAAAGCCATTCCAGACTGAGAAGCCGTTTGCTGTCCTTGCATCCCTATATCATATAAAGACCTTCCAGTCTGAGCTCCAAGTTGGCCCATTTGAGTCCCAAACTGCTCTTGGGCTAACCCAGTCTTCATCCCATAAGCTTCTGTCAGCTGTTCCCCAGCTCCACCAAGAAGGTCTATCTGCTGTTGGGTATAATCATATTGACGCCTAGCTTGTTTCCCCCTGCTCTGGCCTTGATACAAGCCAGTTGCGAGAGTAGTTCCCACACTAATAATGCCTAGAGCTACAAAAGACATATTACTTAATTAACCTTTCCATTCATAATATCTATTTCATTAAAATCTTCAGCTATAACTTCTTTTTCTATTTTACTAATATCTGTTTCTTTAGTAGCGTGTATAGTTACAAATACACAATCTTCATTGCAATATATAATACGCTTAGTGCCAGGCTGTGTAATATTATAATGCGGAGCCTTTATCCTTCTAATACCATCTTCTGTAAATATAGTCATATCTCCTCTAAGTAGGAAAAATGGATGTTTAACTTTGTGTATTTTAGTAATTAAAAGCTCTCCTTTGGGATTAAATATCTCTCTAATATACAATCCATCTGCAAATAAATGCTTTAATGGATTAAAACGACCTATCTCTTCAGCCGTCTTTAATGAGTCATCTCTCTGCTTAATTCTATCTTCAACTTTAACTATTTCTTCTCTAAACTCCTGTTTCGTATATTGAGGAGGAATAAAGTCAAATGGCTTCTGCAGAGACTTGACAGACTGCATATACTTAACATAAGACCACGCTTCATCAAAAGAAAAAGTATGATCTATATTAAGTTTTTCAGTTAAATCGTTAAACTGTTTTTTAGCGTCTTGTCTATTCATTTAAAAAATTAGGAGCTATTAAAGACGAGGTTGCTGTTCTTGGAGTCCTATATGGCTCTGGAAATAACTTTGATAATATTCTACCAGACCTTTTCTTTCCTATTTGACTAATCCACTTAGCCTGCTCACCTGTTTCCATATTAAACATTGCCTCTTGATTGGCTAATTCCATATTACCATCTTTTATAGCTTTAAACATTTTTGGCAAGTTATTTTTAGTAGCACCTTCGACCCCCATAATATATCCGATCTCTGTTAAGGCACCCCTCTGATCTTTACTAAGCATATTCCAAGATTCCTCGCCAAGAAAGTTAGAAACTCCAGACTCAGACACTGATATGCTACCCCTCATTCTTTCAACCGCAGTGCCAAATTCAATAGATGTTTCTCCCCCTTGCAAAGCAGTTCCAAATCCAGAGGCCGGTCTTACCTCCCCAGTCGCCATAACCGTATCGGAATAAACTCCTCCCTCAGCTCCCCCAGATTCCCAAAATGCCATATTTTCAGACTTAGCTATGTTTCTTTCAAAATCGCTCATACCAGCTTTTATACTTGGTATTTGAAACATATCCCTATAATCAAATTTCATAGAACTTATAATCCCATCTTCTACTCTCCCTTGATGTTTAAGTGCTTTACCCTCAGATGTGGCGGGTTCAATGGCTGACGTGCCTTGACTCATTAATTCAGTTGTTGCCTTCAATAAGTGGGCCTTTGGTACCTTTAAAGCAGATTCCTCTGCCCTGTCTCTTAACCTTCCAAACACACGACCTTCCTTGCCACCCTGAAAAAGACCTTTCTCATCAGTAAGGTTTTCTTTAAGATTTTCCCAAGAACCTTCAAGGTTTTCTTTAAGATTTTCCCAAGAACCTTCTACTGTTTGAGTCTTGTCCCCAGCTTTCGTATCAGTAGTCTTGTCCCCAGCTTTCGTATCAGTAGTCTTGTCAACAGCTTTCGTATCAGTAGTAATGCCTGGTTTTTCTAAACTAGATGGATCACTATACTTTGTTTCTATACCTATGGACTCTTGATATCCTATTGCCCTCATGGCCTCAGGAGATATGTTTCTGCCAGTATAAGCACTTTTATAAACATCCTTAGTCCTTTTGTCGAGACCAATTCTTTCACCAAACTTACCTAATGGTTGATATTCTTTTTTCTCTGTTATTATACCAGGCAAAGACGAAGCATCCTTCTCAAATTGTTTTTGTTCTTTTATACCAGATATGTCTCCAGCGAGTCCAATTATAGAACCAATAGAGGCACCTATCTGTCCGTACATAGCACGTTGTCTCTCCCCTTTACGTTCACTAAATTCTTTAGAATACTCTAACCCACCTATTTTGCCTACAGTGCGTTTGTATTCACCGAGTTTTTTCCCAAGTGTTTTATATTTTGATAGTGATGGCATATATATACTCTTATGTAATTTAATGTTTATATTTGTTTATTTCAAGCATGTTATTATTTAATAATCCCAGATTCTTTAAGTACTACTAATATCTCATTAATCTTAGAAGACAATGATGCTACAGCAGATTCAAATTCAGCAACAGTGGCCACTGTGTCTGAGTCAGAGCTATTATTTACAACTCCAGTCGTATTTGATATAATATCGCTAACAGATGCATCAGTATTATCTTTTAATACAGATATTGATTTAGATGGATACCTGTTTTCCTCTTTTTTGTGGTACAACACTCTCACTTGCTTTGACATTGTCATGGATATTATTTTACCGGTTTATTCCTGTATATAATAGAAATATCATTTATTTCAAAATCCGACCCAGCTGACGATGACAAGTGTAACTGAAAGCTATATATATTATTAGCCTCTGACATTATAGTTGGCTTTAATTCTGCATGATGCCATACTGTCAAGTCAGTTTTATTTAACAACGGAGATGTATCCGATGATCCGCTAGGAGTCCCATCAGCATTTGTTTGTAAAAAATTATAATATGTGTTACTGTCTCCATTAATACTATATTTAAGAACTAATGCGCTTGCGTCCCCCTTATAAGAAATACGAACTCTATACACTTTCTTTCTTTGAGCGGGTTGTCCAAAATCTATATCTTTTGTAATAATTTTAAAATTAGTAGTCGATGCATCAGGCGTAGAATCCCATTTGAGAATATTATTACTGTTATCTGCAAATACTAAATCGTTATTCCAATCTACAATAAAATTCGTTAACTTCTCATCAGGTATAAACGTGTCGTCTTGTGCTTTTACCCAAGATCGTGTAACCATATCGTATAAATACGCAGTCCCAGTCCCTCCCTGGTTGCTACAGTCTTCAACGACAATCAACTGCCTTTTCTTTGGAATATATCCTATCATTGGTGTAAGATTGGCGAATGATTGCCAAGTAGTATCACTAATTACTTTCTTACCATTTTTTTCAAGTAAATTCGTAACAGATTGACCATCGTATAAATAACATCCTACATCATTAACCCACGCAACTCCAAAATCAGTTTTAGCTACAGCGGCTGGGTTCTTTACTCCCATAAATTTATATGTATCTTCTAAGAATTCAATATTCTGAGATATATTAATTATATACATTGTTTTTTCTTTAAACTGTAATATTCTATCAGCATAAGTCTCTAAATGCACTATATTTTCACCATCTCTTACTGCTACCTCGAGCCTGTTAGAAGTAGGGAAAGTATCAAATTTATTCGGAACAGACTTAAAAATAGCGTCACCCATAAGCTTTATAATGCCTTTTTCATCTTTCCTCCTTACTCCACCTACATAAACCGTACGACCAGAAACGCAAGCCGTAGCATATGAAATGTTTGTTAAGCTAGATTCATCTGGACTAAATCCATTTATAGATTGATAAGTATCAGGGTTCATTTCAAATGAGCTAATAATCGCTGTTTTTAAATCTCCATTTCCATACTCTTGCCATTCTCCATAATCATCAGTGTTTAACTTTGATCTAATGCCCCTGTTAAAGTCTATATCGGCAAGTAGCCTCCAGTCATCGTCAGTATCTTCTATTCTACAATAGACTCTACCTCCAGTAACTCTTTTCCTACTTGTTGTCCAAGTTGTAGGGTCTTGCATATAAACCTGTAAAGTCAGCTTATCTCCATCAGTGACAGTAAACTGAGACCCAGATACGTCTCCCTGGTTATACAATAAAGACTCTTGGTGCCCATCATAGATAAAAGTAGAAGCACAAGTGTACGTAGCACCAGTCCACGTACTAGACTCTGAACCTGTAACCCCCGGGGACAATACACTAAGATTAAATCCAATATCATCTACGCCTGGGTCGCCAGTTGAGTTATTAAAATACGATGGAGAGGCTAAGTCGTTGTCTTCTGTGTACCAAGAATCATAAAATTTTAAGAAATTATTAGCCTCGCCAGCCCAAACTACAACAGAATTGTCGCTGGGAGCAAATGATCCCGAACTTGTCGACGTAAATCCTCCTCCGCTATAAGTTACTGAAGCGTTTCTTACCTTACCAGAGGTTACCCCCCTATTATAGACTCCATCTAAGGTTCCTCCAGTTATAGCCGCATTTGAGTCTGAAGTTGCACTACCACTACCATCTCCAACATACTCAATACTGAGCTTATGCTCAGGCACTCCTTCAAAAAACTCTGTTTTTATATACCCAAGCCACTTAGTAGAATTAGTAGTCCCGTGGTTACCATCTGTCATTCTCAAGGCTCCATCCATATAATAAAAAACAGGCTTTACACTACCAGTAGTCCCTAAATCCATATTGTCTACTCCCCACGCCGAATTGCTATTACTATAAATATCAATAGTAGCGCTGGTATCTGAGTCTCCTAAGCACAAATAAGAGTCACCAGTGTCTGGAAAGTTTCCAATATAATAAGAATCATTATCTGAATCATCAAATGTTGCACTGCTAGTATCTGTCGCGTTTCCAGAAACATCCACTACTTCACCAGTTCCACTTAGTAACGACGATACGGTTAATGTATTAGCATCGTTAGATGTAATAACAGCGGAAGATTTATCTGTTATATTATACACAGTGGCTCCGACAAGACCATTAACAGGCCATGTACTAGAGCTATCCGTTAAAACCGTAGAGCTGTCTGTAGACGTGTGGGTTCCACTAAGATGATCTTCAGGTACATGCCCACCTTTTCTATCAGCACTAAACATAAACAATCCATACCCAGCTGTAATTTCACCAGATGGACTTGAGGTATCAGATGCATGAGAAGCTGTCCCTCCAATGGTAACAATTTTGCCAATATTGTCTACAGCAGCGTCCTGTATTTCTGCGAACTCATTATCATCAATATCTCTTGGATCAGAGTTTTCATTAAGGCCACCATGAAACTGATCTATTTTCCAAATCTGCTTAGGCATACAACTCTATAATACCTTTATTTGGAGGTATTTACTATGTAAATAGAGCTTTTATTGTAAATATAAGTATAACTATAACTTTTGTATAAAAACTCTTTATTTAAAGTATTTTTCATAATATTAATTAAAATATCCTCCATTTAATATTAATTAAAGCTTTTAATATATCTAAAGACTCTTTCATTATATCTTCTTTTTCTTTTTTAGTTATCTCACCGTCTTTATAAGATTCTTCTAATTTATTAGCTACGTCTTTAACTTCTTTTATTAGTTTTTTATACTTACTAGATACTAACGTTACATAAGTAGCTAATAATATACCTACTAAATAAAAGAAATTAGACCAATTTAAAAAATCTAACATATTTACTACACCTCTCTTTATCTTATTTTTATTATTGCACTATGAGATACTGTCCACCAACCTTCACATATCTCTATAATTAAAATAGTGTTATTTACCATTCATCCTCCCCTTAATATAACTAATGTCATCTGTTATATCATTCATTTCACTAATAACCTTTTCGTGGCGTCTATCTGCTGATTCTGAGAGACTGTCCTACAAATAAACCGACTATGTTTTTTATCATTTTAGCCCCTTAAATAGCCATGCAATAAATCCTGTAAATACTATACTTAATACACCACCAACCGCAGAAATAGCTGATAGCATATTCTCATTTTTTCTAACTCGTCCATTCTGAGTTTTTAAAAGTTCTTTAATTTCTGAAAGCGTCTCTTTTATATTCGATATGTTTGAATTTTGTTCAGCGTTCATTACTGTTAATTCTTCGAGCCGAGAGTCCATTCTATCCCTGTAATCGTTTACGTTTTTCATCTTAATCCCAAACATAGTAATACCACACCAAATGCGAACAATCCCCAGATTCCTTTACCTGTAACCCAAGGTATGTTCATTCCTAAAATATGCCACTTAAAGCTCGATTTCTTGTATATACTACCAGAGCATACATAATTAAGTGCCATTTCGTAAAAGCAAGTTCCTATAAACCACCCACCTGCACCTAATAAAAACATCTTCATAAATGGAACTTCTAAAAAGAAAGCAAGTACAACCGCACCCCAGATACCTACATTCTCAAGTATCCGCCAAGCGTGATAGTCCATAAGGGCATCTTTTCTGTAAGAACCACTAATGAGCTTGTTGGTATTACGCCTTTCACCAGCCCATGTATAACCCT